ATAAGACAAGCAAGAAAAAGATGGAGATGCTAAATGTTAAAGAAACCTAATAATCCTGGTTTAAAAAAATTACCACGTAAAGTTAGAAATAAAATGGGTTATGCTAAAGATGGTGGTAATGTACAAAGTAAGTTAAAAGAAATTAGTTCTGCTTTAAATAAAGCATCTAAATTACATGCAGCTCATTCTAAAGTTTTAGCTAATATAATGAAAAAAATGAAATAATGGCAAAACTTTGTCCTAAAGGAAAGGCTGCAGCTAAAAGAAAATTTGATGTATATCCATCAGCATATGCAAATATGTATGCATCAGCAGTATGTAGTGGCAAAGTAAAACCAGGTGGTAAAAAAAAAGTTAAGAAAGCTAAAGGTGGTGGATTACGTGAATGGGTAAAAGAAAAATGGGTAGATATAGGAGCACCAAAGAAAGATGGTAAGTATCAACCTTGTGGTAGAAAATCTACTAAAGGTTCTAAACGTAAATATCCTAAATGTGTTCCATTAGCAAAAGCAAAAAGAATGACAGCATCACAAAAAACATCTGCAGTAAAAAGAAAAAGATCAAAAGCACAAGGTGTAGGAGGTAAACCCACAAATGTAAAAACATTTGCTGCTAAACATGGTGGTACTCTTTTAGTTGCATCTTGTTATGATTAAAGGTTAAACAATGGCAACATCAGGTACATATAATTTTAATTTAGATATAGACGAAGTAATTCAAGAAGCTACTGAAATGATTGGTGGTGAAGAAACATTAGGGCATACACCTGCTTCTGCTAGACGATCAATTAACTTAATGTTAACTGATTGGCAAAATAGAGGTATTTGTTTATGGTCTATAAATACAACTGTAGTAACTGTAGCTGATACAGTAGCTTCAGTATCTTTATCAGATTCTACAATAGATGCATTAGCTATTACATATTCAACAAGTGTATCAGGAACTGATATAGCATTAGAAAGAATATCACGAGAAGAATATCATAATGTTCCTAATAAAAATCAATCAGGTAGACCAACTCAATATGCTATTCAACGTGATCGTGATAATCCTACTATAATGTTATATCCAACTCCAGATAATTCTACTGGTGTTTTAAACATAGAAAAGTTTAATCAATTAGAAGATGTAAATAAATCTGCTGGACAAAATGCAGATATGCCTAAAAGATTTTTACCAGCATTAACATGTGGTTTATCATATCAATTAGCAATGAAAAATCCTGGTATACCAATGGATAGAATACAAATGTTAAAAGCAAACTATGAAGAAAAATTAAATTTTGCTATGGAAGAAGATAGAGAAAGAGCAAGTTTATTTATTAAACCTAAAATAGGATATATTTAATGGCATCTAATCGTAGAGTCAAAGCTATGTGTGATATAAGTGGTTTTGTTTATGACAGAAAAGACATGCGTTTAAATAGTTATGGCATGTTAGTTGGTCCTTTAGACTTTGATGGTAATTATGATTTAAAAAATCATCCACAAAATAGAATAGCAGATGTACGAGATAATCCAGTAGTAAAAGATCCAAGACCTGATACAGGTGGTAGAAATTTAGACTGGGAACAAGCAAGTTTTAATTGGGATGATAGTAAAGTACAATATTGGAGTAACGCATGAGTACATTAACAAGTAAACAAATATCAAAAACATATAAACAATTATTAAAATTAAATGTGAGTGCCAATACTGGTGTTACAGGTTCTTTACAAAATGTACAATCAGGTGAAGGTACTAATTCAGCATTACAAATATCTACAAGTGTAATACAAGTTGCAGGTAAATTTGGAGTATCAGAAGATGCTTCAGTATCTGGTGATTTATTTATAGGTGGTGCTGTATGTGCATCATCAGCTTTCTTTTCAACTTTTAATGTTACTAATGTTACAGCAACTGGAGTTGTTGCAGATAAGGTTTGTGCATCAGCTTTCTATGGAGATGGTTCTAATTTAACTAATGTTCCTACATCAGGAGATGTATCTGTATCTACATTAAGAGTTACAAATGATGCAACTATTGGTGGAGCTTTATCTGTAGGAGGAGCAGTAAATTTAGCATCTACTTTAACAGTATCAGGAAAAGCTGAATTTGATGATGACGTATGTGTTTCTGGAAATACAGTATTAGTAGGTAATTTAGCAGTAGGAGGTACAGCTACAGTTGCAAGTAATGCTTCAATAGGAGGTACATTATCTGTAGGAGGTGCTGTACATCTTGCTTCAACTTTAACAGTAGCAGGTAATACTACATTAACAGGTACACTTGGTGTAGGTGGAGCTGCTAACTTTGCAAGTACTGCAACAGTAGAAGGTGCGACACATTTACAAAGTACAGTATCAGTTAATGGTGCTGCAACATTTAATAGTACAGTTACAATAGCTGGAGAAACACATATAAAAGATGATGTTTCTGTATCAGGTAATGTAAACATTGCAGGTACTGTAACAATAGCTGGAGCTAATGTACAAGCAGCAAATGCAAAAGTATGTGCATCAGCTTTCTATGGAGATGGTGCAAATCTTACAAATGTACCTGTAGCAATAACAGGTAACATATCTGTTAATAATGCTACAATAGGTGGCACACTTTATGTAGGAAGTACTCTTACAGTTGTAGGTAATGCAACATATGATGGTGATGTATCAGTTTCTGGTGATATGAATATTGGAGGTCATACTACTATTGCAGGTGCAGTAAGTATGGGTAGTACATTAGATGTAGCAAGTAATACATCTATTGGTGGTACATTTATGGCTACAGGAAATGCGACATTTGATGGTGACGTTTCAGTATCAGGTGATATAAATGTAGGTGGACACGTAACTATAGCTGGTGCTGTAAGTTTAGGAAGTACTTTAGATATTGCAGGTAATACCTCTGTAGGAGGTACTTTAAATACAACAGGCAAAGCAGAATTTGAAGATGATGTATCTGTATCTGGTGGATTAGTAGTTGGAGGAACAGTAACTATAAGTGGTGCTAATGTACAAGCTGCTAATGCTAAAGTGTGTGCTAGTGCTTTTTATGGTGATGGAGCTAATTTAACTAATGTACCTATAGCTATATCAGGAGATATATCAGTTGATAATGCTACAGTAGGTAGTAATCTTTATGTAGGTGGTACAGTTACAGTTATAGGTAATGCTACATTTGATGGAGATGTGTCTGTCTCAGGAGATATAAATGTTGGAGGACATGTAACTATAGCAGGAGCAGTTTCTTTAGGAAGCACATTAGACGTTGCAGGAAATACATCAATAGGTGGAACATCTAATATTACAGGTAAAGCAGAATTTGAAGATGATGTATCAGTAAGTGGCAATGTTGCTATAGGTGGAACTACTACAATAACAGGAGCTGTATCTTTAGGAAGTACACTTGATGTAGCAGGAGATGTATCTGTATCAGGTGATTTAAATATAGGAGGTCATGCTACTGTAGCAGGTGCAATGTCTATTGGAGGAGCTGTATCAGTAGGTGGTGCAGTTAATTTATTATCAACAGCTACAGTAAGTGGTGCAGCAGGATTTTTAGGAACTGTAAGAGTATCAGGTAATACAAGTTTAGAAGGACAATTACAATTAACAAAAAGTGCAGCAGCAGTTGTATGTGCAACAGCTATTAATGGTGTAACATCTGTATCATTAAACTTTGGTGCATGTCAAAACTTTAGTACAACAGTTACAGCAGCTCATACTTTAGCACAACCAACAGGTTGTCGTGATGGACAAACAGGAAGTATTTTCTTGACACAGAGTGGAGGAAGTGGTACAATGGCTTATCACGCAGACTTTAAGTTTATAGGTGGTACAGATCCAACCATGTCAACAGGTGATGGTGCTGTAGACAGATTAGATTACATAGTAGTATCTGCTTCAAGTGATGGAGTAGGTGGAGATATTCAAATGATAATTTCACAGGCGTATGCATAATGGGTGTATTTCAAAATAATTTAATGGGAGCAGCTGCAGCAGCAGCAAGTGCAGGTGGTAGTTTTTATGACCATACAATAGATAATAGTATTAAAGTATCTAATAGTTCTGCAAATTCTACAGCTACAAAGTATTTGTATCGTGATGGTGGTGCTGGAAACAGAGATACTTGGACATTAGGTATGTGGATAAAAAGAGTAAGAATAGCTACATCTAGCTCTCATACTTCTATGGCTACTTGGGGACAACATTCAGGTAGTGGTTCTGCTAGAGGTTATGGTATGGTTAATGACTATACTGGAACTATAAATGGAATGTCTTTTGAAAATAATAATGGGAGTTCTTGGCATTTAACTACTAGAACAAATGCTATGTACAGGGATACAGCAGGTTGGACTCATGTTTGTTGGAGGTATGATTCTACACAAGCAACAGAAGCAGATAGAGCAAGAATGTATGTTAATGGAGAGTTAATTACAAATTTACAATCAACAACATATCCAGCACAAAATGCAGACCATAGCTGGAATAGTGGTGGTTATCAATTTATAGGAACTAATGGAACAGGTACTAATGGAAACAATCCTTATCAAGGTTTTGATGGTTATATAGCTGAAGTTATAAATATTGATGGAACAAGTCTTGATCCTATGGACAATTTAGTAGAAACTAAAAATGGTGTAATTATTCCAAAAGATCCAAGTGGCTTAACTTTTGGCTCTGAAGGATTTCATTTAAAATTTGAATCAAGTTCTGATTTAGGTAATGATTCGTCTGGTAATAATAATGATTTTACAGTAGTAGGTCTATCATCTTTTGATCAAACAACTGATACTCCTACTAATAATTTTTGTGTTATAAATGCTGTATATGCAGGAGATCAAACAGATGCTAATAAATATGGAACTCTATCAAAAGGTAATTTACAACATGAATTTTCTTCAAGTTCAGATGCAGCAAGACCTTGCACACATAAAACACCTGCATCTGGCAAATGGTATTTTGAATATGTAATAACTGGTGGTGGAGGAACTGGAGATTATGCTCCTGGTGCAGGTATTATTGATCCTAATGAATACACTATGAATACAGCAGGTTATAATGCTGTTGGTGCTATTCAATATGCTAATAATCTTAATAAAGTATACAAAGGAACTTCTGTATCTGGAACATATAGTGGCTCAAGAGGTTCTAATAATGATGTTATGGGTATTGCTGTAGATATGGATAATGGTGCTTTTTATGTTAGTAAAAATGGAACATTCCAAACAATAGATGGTGGTTCTCAAGGTGATCCTACTTCAGGTGCTAGTAGAACTGGAGCAGGTGCAACATGGACACCAGCTAGTGAATTTACTTCTGGCATGGTTCCTTTATCTGCTCCTATGGGAGGAAGCCAACCAATAATAATTATGAATTTTGGACAAGAAGGTACATTTGCTAATATAAAAACAGCAGGTAATAATAGTGATGGTAATGGTCATGGTAATTTCTTTAGTGCTGTACCAGAAGGGTATTTAGCAATATGCACAGCAAATTTATCTGTAGCAGATGAAGTTGATCCTGCACAAACTGATGACGATTATCCACAGAAATTGTTTACTGCTTTAGCATATTCTGGAGATGGAGGAGGTAGTCAAACAACTGGATTTCAACCAGATTTAGTATGGGTTAAAGCTAGAAATACAGGTCAAAGTCATGGTTTATTTGATAGTTCAAGAGGAACCAGTAAAGTATTAAATTCAAATAGTACAAGTGAGGAAATTTCATCTTCTGGATTAACATCTTTTAATTCTACTGGTTATACTATGGGTAATTTTTATAATCAAAGTGGTAATACTTATGCGTCATGGTCTTGGAGAGCAAATGGTGGAACAACATCTACAGATAGTAATGGTTCAGTAAATTCTACAGTACAAGCTGATCCTTCTGGTAGCTTTTCTATAGTAAAATTTGTAGGAGGTATAAGTAGTGCTGGTACAGAAACTATTGGACATGGATTAAATAAAGCTCCTTCATTTATTATAAATTTCTGCTATGATGATTTAGATGGAGGAGATGGTAATAGGTGGACAAGAGCTGATGGATTAACAAATTGGAATTATGTTCTTAAACTTAATGCTACTGATGATCAAATAGATAAATCTGGTAATGGTAATATGTCAGCTCCTACTTCAACTGTTTTTTCAATAAATAATACAGATATATTAGGAGCTGGTTCTCAAAAGATTATATCTTATTGTTTTGCAAATTGTGAAGGATATATAAAATCTGGAACATACGTTGGCAATGGAGATACAAGTGGTAATGGTACATTTGTTTACACAGGATTTAAACCTGCATGGGTTATGGTAAAAAAATTAGCTGTAAATAACTGGAGAATACAAGATAATGCAAGAGATCCATATAATCCTGCATACCACATGCTAGTACCAAATAGTAGTGCAGCAGAAGATGCATATACAGATGGAACAGATTATAACGACTTTCTTTCAAATGGTTTTAAAGTTGCTAGAGGGGGAGATGCAGCAAACTGGAATGCAGATGGAGCAACTTATTTATATTTAGCAATGGCACATAACCCATTTAAATACGCAACAGGAAGATAGGAATAAAATATGTGGGCACGAATAGAAAATAATAAAATAGTAGAATACTATGATAGAAAACAATCTATAGTATTAAATAATGTACGTTATTCATCTCAAATATTTACAATATGGACAGATGCACAACGTAAAGATCTTGGTATTGTACCTGTAGTTATTTCAGGAACACATCTTGATACTAAATATTATATAGAACAAAATCATTCAGATGCAATAGCAGGAGATGGTAATAGTGTTATAAGAACTATTGGAGTTAAAGTTGCTGATAGAGCTTTAGCTGATGTTAATGAAGTTTGGACACAATCAGAAATAGATGATGGACAAGCTCCAGATGGTACATCTGCTAATGATCCTAAATTAGATAAAGATGGTAATCAAATGATTACAAGAGGTTTAAAATATCAAGCTATACAAAAAGTTAAAGGACAACAAGCAGGATATTTAGCACAAACAGATTGGTATATAATACGTAAAGCAGATGCAGGAACAGCAATACCATCTAATATACAAACATGGAGAAATGCAATACGTACTGATGCAACAAGAATAGAAACAGCAATAACTAATGCAGCAGATATGAATGCATTTATAGCATTACATAATAATACTTATAATGAAGATGGAACAATAGATCAAATAGCAACTGTAAATTCATGGACAGAATTAGGAACATAATATGAAATTAGTTCCACTTATAGCATTATTTTTTATATTAGTATTTGGTTCTTTAGCAAAAGCTCAAGACATAGATATAACAAAAAAAACATATATGAAAACTTTATTATGTGCACAACATGCAGATTTAACAGGTAATTTAAAACAAGAACATGGTCCTTATCTCTC